TTGGATTTCGACGGCGACGGTGGCGATGATGTTGCCGCCGATTTTGCTGACGGCCTGCGCGGTGGCGGCGTCGATTTGGCCTGTCTTCAGGCGGTGTAGGGTGTCGAACAGTTCTTCACGCAGTTGTTCGGTTGCGCTTTTCATTTCTTTCATTTTTTCCCCTTTTTGTTAATTTCGGTTTTCAGTTCGCGGTGTGCGTTTGCCGCCTGTTTCAATTCTGCGGGGATGGCGAACGCTTCTTTATTGGCGGCAATCTGCCGTACCTTGTCCGCCATTTGTTCAATCGGATAGCAAAACTCGTGCCACGCCATGCCGCCGTCGTATACGGCCTTATCGCCGATGATCAGTCTGTGGGTGGAAATTAAAAACAGGCTGGGGATGATGAAGCAGTGGCGGTAGCTTTCGGGGATGTTTTCGCTACCGTCTCCGGTTTTGACGATGAATACGAAGCAGTCCGTCTTTAATGCGTTTTTGATGTTGAATGAGAATACGCGCCTGCCGCCGCCTCTCTTGATAAGGCTGCCCGCGCTGCATTTGGTGTCGATGCGCAGGCCGTTGAGCAGGAAGTCGTAGGCCGGGTTGGCGTAGCGGATGCTGGTATTGCAGTTCACGGCTTCGGGAAGGTGGCATTGGAAGATTTCTTCGCCCATGCGCCCCTGCTCGCCCTGCGGGCTGTTGACGATGACGGCTTCGGTAAAGCGGATGTGTCCGGTCTGCTGCGCCAGCATGGTGGCGGTGATGATGTCGATGCCTACTTCGGCGGCGGCCGCGCGCAGCGGCTTTTTCTCGTCGGCATAGAGGCGGGTGAACAGTTCCGCCTGTTGTCGGCTTGCGCCGTATGTGCTTAACATGGGTCGGTCTCCGTGGTGTCGGTAAAAAACGGGTCGGGCGTAAAGGGCGGCGGCGGGAGGGCGAACAGGTATTGTTCGGCCAGTACGGTATCCGCTTCGGCGATGCCGCCCGGCTTCCCCCATTTGAGTTTGACGCGGCGGGCGTAGGTCAAGGCTTGGCTAAATCGGATCAGTCCCGCCGTATCACGCCGCTGCCGTGCCGCCGCGCACGCGCTTTCGAACAGCCAGATGTCAAACTTGCGCTGATAGCGGAATGCGCTTGAGTCGGTCGGTTTGGCGGGGTATTTGGGCAGCGGTTCGGTGGTTTCGCCCCTGTTGGTCAGGATGCGGGTTTTGCCGTCAAGCTGTCCGTACGTCAGGCTGTAGTAGGCGGCGGTCGGGAGTATGGCGGGGGGTTTCAGACGGCCTCCTCTGCCTGTATGCGCATGGCCGCGTCTATCGCATCGCGCATACTGTCGAGGTGCTGCTCCACGCATTCGGTGGGAAGCATGACGCTGCCGATTTTGTTTGCAGGGTCTGCCAGCCAGTCAAGGCGGACGGTGTCGGGGTGCGGGATAGGTTCGAAGGTGTTGTAGGCGTAAAAATTCGAACATTTCTGCCCTTCCCAAAGAATCCATGCGGCGTTTTTGCCGGTGTCGATAATCAGGCCTTCCGCACCTGTTTGTTTGCAGCGCACGCGGTCGCCGAATTTGAGTTGTGGGGTCATGGCTTGCCTTTTATTTGATTTGCAGATTTTGCCGTTCTACTTGTTTTGCCCCAGGCACTTCCCGCCCGCTTTCAATTGCGGACTTGATGGCGGTTTTATTCGGCGTGTATGTGATTTTTTCGGCCATAAATTCGGCTGGAATTTGGGCTTCGTCCAAAATTTCGATGGCTTTCGATTTGCGGAATGATGCTTTGAACGTGCCGTCTTCGGCTTTGATTTCTTTGATGCCTGCCGCCAACATGTTTCTGCCCAGGTATTCGTGCAGGCTTTTCAGACGGCCTGAAAGTGCCTTTTTCTTTTCCTGCATTTGTTTGATGTGGGCGTCCAACATGGCATCCGCCGCCTCTATGTTTTTGTAGTAGCCGATGACTGATTGGGCTTTGACTTCGAATTGTCCAATGACGGCCTCTAGGGTGTCGGCGGCTTCGGTGTCGCTGTCGAAGTGTGCGTCCAATACGGCGCGGACGTCTTCCGCGCATTGGTATAGTGTGATGTTCATTTCTGTTTCCTTTCTGCCGTCCGTATGGTTCGGACGGCATGGTGTTCTTCAGGTATGCGTCCGTCGGGTTTAACGCCCTGACGGCGGGTTTAGTTAAAAGGGATATCGTCGTCGATATCGACTACGGGTTGCGCCGGCGCGGCAGGAGTCTGACGGCCCGGAGGGGCGGGCGGGGTGGTCGTCTGTGCCTTGCGTTTGTCTACCAGCGGTTTGTTGGCGATATAGGCCATGACTTTGCCCAGTTGTACGGGCTGGGTTTCCGACCGCATGATTTCGCCTGCGGTCAGTTCGGTGTCCGCTTCAAACACGCTGTACAGGTGCGGGGACGGGTTGTCCCGTCCGTCTTCATGCACCATTTGTACGACGATTCCGATCGGTTTGCCGTGCATGGAAACGAAGCAGTCGCGGGATACGTACTCTTCCCGCTGCGTGTCGCGGTTGTATTCTTTGATTTGGGCGGGTATGGCGTTGCCGCTGTCGTGCATCCGCAGGCAGGCGAGTATCGCGCTGACGGTACGCAGGCCGCTTTCGTTCTGTACGCCGTTGCTGTAGCTGGTGTTGATGAAAAAGGTTGCCTTGCGCTTTTGTTCGTCGATGACGGACAGTTTCAGATTTTCGCTGCGCCCGTTGTTGTTTTGGCCGATGTGCAGGACAGCCGATTCGATGACGGTTTTGTATTTGCCCGCCTCGTTGATGTAGCCGCCGCGTTGGTCGTATGCGATGGCGTCTTGTTTATTGAGTTTGTACATTTGCTGTTTCCTTTTCGGTTGTGATGCCGTAGTAGGCGCGGATTGCGTCGTCTACGGCGGATAAATCGTTGTCTACGGTGTCGGCATCAAACAGCCCCATCGGGCTTTTGACGGTGTCGCTGCCGCTGTTTTGCGTATGAAAAACATATTTGCCGCCGGACGCTTCGGTTTTGAGTACGATGGTAAACAGGCCTTCGAGCGTGATTTTTTCGTCCAGCAGTTTGCCTATGGTCTTGGCTTTTGTTTTGCCGAAGTCGTCGGTTTGGGTATGCGACAGGATGTAGACGCGCTTGTTGTCGGGCAGGTTGGCGGCGGCCTGTAAAATTTCCCATGCGTGGCGGGCAATTTTGTTGAACTTCATGAATTGTTCGTTGCCTTTTGCCTCGGCGGTTACGCCGCGCATAAATTCGTTCGCCATGATGTACTGGAAGTCGTCTATCACGATGATGTCTTTTTTGATTTTCGGCAGGATGGCGCAGATTTGCGCGGAATCGTCGGTAACGTAGATGTTTCCCGGGTTGCCGGTGGCTTTTAACGCCCCGCCTTCATCTTGTTCCGCCGATACGGCCCATCCCTGCGGCTTGAAGGGAAGAGGCTTTCTGACAACCTGTATCAGTGCCGTGTCTTCGGGCTTTAGATTTCGTATCGAAGCGGTCTTTCCCGTGCCGCTTTCGCCCAATATAAAAGTTGTTACACTCATTTTTTGTTTCCTTTTTGTGCAATTCCTGCATGACTTGGCAATAAAACATCATCTCGTCCATGTTTGCCCCTTATCATGTGTATTTGTGCCAGTAGGCGGGTTTTAAAATTTCGGGCATGGGCGGAAATTTGTTTACTTCGCTCGGTGTGAGGTATTTTTCCGCCTTGCATTTGTAGTAGTACCTTTTCTGCCGCTCCGCGCATGTTTGGCATCGTTTTTGCCGTAAGCCGTTTTTCTGTAAGGCGAAATCGCTTTCGGGCTTTGCCTTTTTGCAGGCGGGGCAGGTAATGGTTTGGGGCATGGCTTACCCCACAGCCTTGTACTTGTGATATTTAAGTTTCTTCTGACCTGTTTTATTATCAATCTCAATCTTGCCCTTGATGCTGTACTCACCGAGTTTTGCAATATAGACAGGCCTTATTGTTTCCTCTTTGTCTTTGCAGAGCTCTATAAATTGCATTGCTGTACTCTCTATTGCAAAATCGGGTGAGATTTGATAGTAACCTTTGTTTTTCTCGAATGTTTTATATTCGTCTTTAATCTTTACGCCAAAACGGCTAAAAGATTTTTCATATTCTCGTTTTAAGCTTTTCCCAAATACGGCGAACATTATTCATCTCCAGTTGACTCATACGTCGGATACCAATCGGCGTGGTCGGCTTCACTCCGACCCTATGTTGCCTTGCGCTTCTTTCAGTCGGCTGCGGGCGACCTCTATTAACAATTCGTACTCGCGTTTAGTTTTCTCATCATGAACTTCGGAGGATTTAGTTAAAAACTCTTCCACGCTGCCTGTAAAACAACCGCGTGTGGCTATCAGGCCGTTTTTGCCGCAATAAACTGTCAAAGTGCCGTTTTCAGTGCCGACATTGGAAAACCATACAACGGAATGTCTGTTGAGTACCCATGCGTTGCCATATACCCATGCGTTGCCATATGGCCTGAAAAACATGATATCGAGACCTTGAGGCGCATGGAAGAGGCCGCGCCGTACGTTTTCGCCGGGCAGTACATGCAGCGTCCGGCACCTGCGGAGGGCGGCCTGTTCAAACCGCACCGCCTCACGGCTGTAGAAGCCCTACCGGCGGGGAAAATCCGCTGGGTGCGCGGCTGGGACTTCGCCTCCACGGCGGGAGGCGGCGACTACACCGCCGGCGCGAAACTGGGCAGGCTGCCGGACGGACGCTTCATCATCGCCCACATCGCACGCGGGCGGTACGCGGCCGACGAGCGCGACGCGCTGCTGAAAAACACCGCCGTATCGGACGGGCGCGGCGTCAAAATCTCCATCCCGCAAGACCCGGGGCAGGCGGGCAAATCGCAGGTCCTATACCTCACGCGCCAACTGGCGGGCTTCCCCGTCGGCACCAGCCCCGAATCGGGCGACAAAGTTACGCGCGCCGAACCGTTCGCGGCGCAGGTAAACGCGGGCAACGTCCTGATACTGGAGGACGGCGCATGGGACACCGCCGCCCTGAGGCGCGAAATGGAACTCTTCCCCAACGGCACTCACGACGACCAAATCGACGCACTCTCCCGCGCCTTCAACGAACTTTTTGCCGCCCGCGCCGGCGTACTGCGGCCATACGACATCCCCATAGAACCCCTTTTTTAAACGGAGAACGACAATGTTCGGACTAATCAAAAACAAAAAGCGGCACGCCGCCCTAAACCGACTGACAACCGCCACCGAAGACGCTCTGGACGGCCTGTTTGCCGACACCGTGGGCAACGACATCCTGCTGGAAAGGCTGGGCGTGGACAGGAAAAAAGCCTTTGAAACCGTCTATTCCGACGACGAGGCGGCCGCCTGCATGGAAGACCTGCGCGCCGCCCCGCCGGCCAAGCCGCGGGGGGCGGGCGGGGGCGGGCCGTCGGAAGACGACAAAGACCGCCTGTGGAAAATGCTCAAACGGCACATGGGTGCGCTGGCCGAAACCGTCCTTGATGCGCGGCTCAACGGCTACGGTGTGGCACGCTACGTCTACGCGCAGGACGGGGACGGCATCAGCATCGCCCAAATCGCCAACAAACGCGGGGAACTCGACCGCTTCCGCCCCCGCCGCGACGGCAGCCTGACCTACCTCGGCGCATCGGGCGAGGAAGAGTGCGACACCGCCCTAATGTACCTCTTCCTTACCCACCGCGCCACCTCGTCCAACCCAGCCGGAGAGGCCGCCGCCGCCCGCCTGTACGCCCCCGCCGCCCTCAGGAGCAAAGGCTTCGTTTTCGCCGCCCAATTCATCACCCGCTACGCCCAGCCCTACATCGTGGCCAAAATCCACGGCGACAGCGAAGAAGAACACGACGGCTTCATGAGGCGGCTCATGCGCTTCATGGGCGGCGGCGCGGCCTCCGTGGGCGTGGACGAAGACATCAAAATCCTGCAAAACACCGCAGACGGCCAGGCCTTCAAACGGCTGGAAAACCTCGCCAATGCCCGCATCCAAAAAACCCTGCTGGGCAAGGTCAAGACCAGCGACCTTGAGACCGGCAGCCGCGCCGCGCAGGAAACCGAAGAAAACAACCGTGCCGAACGCATCGCCTCCTATCTGGCCATGCTCTCCCGCGCCGCCCAACATTTCGTCGACGCCGCCGTTATGGTCAACAACGCCTACGGCAGGCCGATTCATGCCCCGAAGGGCGTGTGGTTCGAATTTGACGACGAGGTGCGGATAGACAAAACCCGTGCCGAGCGCGACAAAATGTACCTTGACGCCGGGCAGCTGGTATTGACCGAAGAATACTACCGCGACGTGTTGGGCTTTGAAGAGTCGCACTTCAAATTGCGCGAACCGCCCGCCGTGCCGCAGCAAACGGATGCGAAAATGAGCCTGCGCCTTTCAGACGGCCTTGCCCGTAACGTGCCCGATACGGCAGAGCAGGCCATTGCCCGCCCGAAAATGGAAGCGGTATTGGGCCTGCTGGAAGAATGTGCCGACTATGCCGAATTTGAAGCGAAACTGGCCGAACTTGATTTAGGCAAAGGCGACAACCTCTTAATTCAGCGTTTGGTTTCAGACGGCCTTGCGGCTTGGGCGGACGGGGCAGACGATGGACGGGATTGAATACAACTTCGCGGGGTTGGTCGACAAAGCCGCCTTCGGGCATTTCAAAGCCAAGAAAATCCTGCCCGGCTTCAGCCATTACGACGTATGGCTGTACCAGCACAGCCTTGCGTTTACCGTCGCCAAGATGATGGACGCGGATATGCTTGCCGAAGTCAAAGACGCCATCGAAGCCGCACAGCGGAACGGCACGGCGTTTGCCGATTTTAAAAAGCGTTTAAAACCGTATTTGATGGCGAAAGGATGGTGGGGCGAACAAGTGATGACCGACCCGCTGGACGGCGAGCCGAAACTGGTACGGCTCGGCAGCACGCGCCGCCTGAAAACCATCTTCGACACCAACATGCGCACCGCCTTTGCGGCGGGACAGTGGCAGAGGATACAGGCAAACAAAAAGGCACTGCCCTACCTGCGCTACAACAAGAGCGCGTCCGGACACCCGCGCGACGGCCATAAACGCTACTACGGCCTGATACTGCCCGTGGAACACGATATTTGGAAAGTCATCTTTCCGCCCAACGGCTACGGCTGCAAATGCTCCGTCTCCGCCCTGACGAAGCGGCAGGCGGAAGAAGAGGGCATCGGCGGCGAGCCTGATGTGGAGATGGTCGAGTTTACCAACCCGCGCACCGGGCAGAAGGTTTTGATTCCCGACGACATCACGCCCTCATTCGCCCACAACCACGGCGACAGGCTGGGGGCTTTGCGCAACCTCGCCAAAGACCGGCACGGACAGGCGTTTTTGGAAAAGCTGGAACGGGAAACCGACGGATATATCGTCAAACGCGCCGCCCGTCCCAACTTTTTGGGCGAAGTGCCGCCATTGACCGTATTGGAAGGCGGCAACATCGAAAACGCCCAAGAGATTGTCTATGCCCGGGCGGGGCGGGGTTATCAGTTGGGATATGAGCCGGTCGGACTGTACGGCTCTGAAGAAGTCGTCGAATACGGCGGCAGCCGCTACATCGTTTTCTACGACATCGGCGGTGTGAACTTGGAAAAAGTTTCAGACGACGTTTTGGAAGCAAGAAAACTGTCTGCCATCCGCGAGCCGCTGAAAGGATTGGCGGGTGGCGTCAAAGGCAAGGTAACGGAGGAAAGCATTAAGGCGGCAGATTTCGGAGATGCGGACTTCGCGGACAAGTTGGCGGCGTATATTTACACGACCAATGGCGGATACAGGTTCGTCAACAAGCCTTTAATCCGTGTCAAAGGCAGGTTGAGCGAACTGGGCAAGGATGAAATCTCCGTTATCCGCGCCATTGACCGCTTCTTGGAGGTTGCGCCGAAATATCGGGGTGAAACGGTGCGCATGATGAACAGCGACAGAATTGTCGATTTAAATGGATTCATGACGGCGCACACCCAAGGGAATATTGTCCGATACAGCAATTTTTCCAGCAGTCAGTTGACCCACGGCAAGTATGGACGGGATTCCGATGTGGAAATTAAGATACACGGCAAAAGCGGCGTCGCGATCGAATCGTTATCACATTTTGGCGAATCGGAGGGTGAAGTTTTAATGCCGCGTCATGCGGTTTACAAGGTTTTAAGCAAAACGGAAAAAGACGGCAAATATTTCATTGAGATTGAAGAGATTACCGGAAACGGGTATGATGAAAGCCTGATTATCCAATTGAGCGAGCTTTCGTAATGGCTTACAACCCACCCAAGGCATATGCCCATATACCGGAAAACGAGCTTTCATACCGCCATTTCTTGGAATATGAAAATCTCGATGAGCCGTTGTCGGAGCGTTTGGCTCGCCGAGATTTCGAGTTCTACATGATTGACACCAACCCCAGAATTGCCAAAGAGTACGAAGGGTGGCGCAAGGAAGTGGCGCGGAAGATGCAGGAAGCGCACGAAGAGCGGATGCGTCAGAGAGTTGCCGGAAAAAGCAAAGCCGCATAATCAAACAAATGCCGTCTGAAACCGTTTCAGACGGCATTTAAACCATCTTCACAAGGAGGAAAAGTGAAGCGCGACTGGGATTTGATACGCCTCATCCTGACCGAACTGGAAGAAGAACCAGACCCCGACCGCCGGCCGTTTCCCGGCCATATCGAAGGCTGGACGAAGGAGGAGGCCGCGTATCATCTGTGGCTGCTGATACAGGGCGGCCTGATTGCGGGCAAATGCAACAGGGAGGAGCCGGGCAAAGGGTTTGTCTGTTACGGCGTATGCCTGACATGGGCGGGGCATGAGTTCCTCGCCTCCGTCCGCAGCGATGCGGCATGGCGGCGCATCAGGACGCTGCTGAAGGAAAGGGCCGTGGATTTGTCTTTTGAAGCCATCAAAGCCGCCGCGCTGAAGCTGCTGGAAGTATGAACGCGAAAGCCGTCTGAATTTCAGACGGCCTTTCTTCAACGGCTTTTCAAGCAAGGCGGATTTCCAGATGTTTGCCCAGTTGCGCCAAAGCGCGGACGACCGTATCGATTTTGGTCGCATGATGCAGGCCGGTAATCCGCTGAACCTCTTGCGGTGTGGTTTCCAGACGCCTGGCCAGTTCCGATTTGCTTACGTCCTGCGCCAGCATTTCATTGAGCAGCAAGACTTTCGAGTAAATCGATAAGGGCAGCGCGACCAAGCGTTCGCCTTCTTCGGGAGCGGACGGCAAGGGAGCGGGGCGTTGGTCTTCAAAGTAAAAATCCATTGCCGACTGCAACACGTCTTCCGCCATTTCGACCGCTTCGGTCAAGTCGTCGCCCTGCGTAATGGCTTCGGGAATATCGCGGAAGGTAACGACATAGCCGCCTTCCTCGGCAGGGGTAAATTTTGCGGGATAGTACATCTCTCGACCTTTCTGCGAGCCCTTACGGGCCTGTTCTTTCTGCGAGCCCTTACGGGCCTGTCCTTATTTCAAACCGAGCTGTTTTTTGATTCCTTCGACCAAGCCCGTTTTCAGCTCTTTGGACGGGTGGCGGGGCAGATGCGACTGCTTGCCCTTGTAATACAGCTTGATGTGCCGCGTGCCGTCTTTGGTTTCAACGCCTTGTGCCGTCAGCCATTTTAAAAATTCGCTCTGCTTCATCTCATCGCCTGCTCCTGTTGTTCGGATAGGTGTTATTATAAACAAAAATGCTTAAATGGCAAGTATTTTTTAAACATTTTTGTGTAAATATACGCAGGGCAGGGCAAACAAACAGGCCGTCTGAATTTCAGACGGCCTTTCAGGATTACCTGCATACAGAATCTTGAAAACAGTCAAGCAATGCCGTATATTCCGACGCAAGGCATTTATTTTTCAACATCAACTTAAGGGGATAGCTATGAGACATATTTATTCGGAAAGCCGTGATTTCCGCCTTTCAGACGGCTGGGACGGCAATGACTGACAACCTAATACAGATAGCAACGCCGATATTGACTGTTATCGGCGTTTTTGTTGCCGCTTACGGCATCATGAGGAATACAGAGAACGCCAAAAAGTGCGCAAGCACTTTCTATGAAAAGCCCGATTCGTCGGGATTTTTTTACTGAGCTTACGGTTTCCAACATTAGGGGATATTGTAATGAAATATATTAGAATACTTAACTTATTGAAAAAAATATCATTTGGGATGAGCATATTTTTATTTGCCGTATCGTTGTTGTCTGCATTGGCTCATAATTTCGAGGTGAAGAGCACGGTTGGAAATCTTATTATAGCTTTTATATTCCTGATTCCCGGATTGGTTATAAGCAAGGTTGTTAAAGGGATTCGAATACGCCGGCTGGCCGAACAGAGGGAGAAATTCTATTCTATTTTGGAAGACCCCGATCAAGGAATTTTCCCTGCTAATGTAATTTTAAAAGGCAATGAAACATGTTTTTTGAATGATTATGTTGTAATGAACGAAATTGTTAGGGAGAGCATCAGAACCTATACGGGGACACGTCTGAAACTTGGTCGGATACCTGTTTATTTTGGCGGCGGAAAATCCGTATCGAATGAAACATATGGCAATTTTACATTCGGAGAACTCTTGCTAACGAATTTCAGATTAATCTTTATAGGGGATAAAAGGAATATCGACTTGCCGCTGGATAAAATAATCGGCGTGGAATGTTTTCAAGGCGGTATCCGAATCAGCCAAAGCGGCAAAAACAAACCGATTTTGTTTAATGCCGTTCCAAATCCGCAGTTATGGAAAGAGGCTATATTGGTACTTTCTGATAAGAAGTGAGACGGTTCCCGTGGCGCAGGTTTACATATTTCCCAAACCCCTTGCATTCGCAGGGGGTTTTGTTTATGATGAGGGTTCCTACTCTTAAGCAGCACCCGACCTGTTGTCGGTTTTTTCATATCTACACATTCCCGATTTTCATTCTGTTGCTCCTTGGTTGTTTGTTTCGACAGCGATAGGATTAAAAGTTTACGGGGGTGCGGGTATCGGCAACGACCCGGCGTTCTTAAGACGTAGGACACCCCCACCCATCTCGGGAAATTCTCTTGACACATTTCCATAACTCTATATAATATTTCCCACGGTGCTTGAAAACACCTGACAAACAGCGTATATCCAACACGAAAGAGTGGAATTTTTTTACGTCTATACGTATCAAATCAATTTACTCCTATGTGGGGGTGCGCCTACCCGTAAGGCTGGCGGCACGTCTGTTTGCGTGTTTTCAACACCCCCGCGCCCGCGCTTGAAATCGCGGTTTTAAATCTCTCAAACAGGAGTAAATCATGTCTATCCAAACTTTCTCTTTCAACCAATTTTCTGTTTCTTTCCAAGAAAACGGCTATCTGAACGCCACTGCGATTGCCGAACAATATGACAAACGTGTCGGCAACTATCTCCGCAACGAACGCACACAGGAATATATTACCGCTTTGACCGAAAGGCTGTTTAATCCCGAAACGCGAAATCGCGCAACGGCAGAAAATCAGTTAGTTATCATCAAAAAAGGCGGGAACGACAAAAAATCACAAGGCACATGGCTGCATCCCAAACTTGCCGTAGATTTCGCCCGTTGGCTTGACCCGAAATTTGCAGTTTGGTGCGATGAACAAATTGAAGCTTTACTTAACGGCAAAGTTTCAGACGGCCCTGCCGCCAAAACCACCGCCGACGACCGCACTCCTCTGCGTCAGGCCGTCGCCGCGCTTGTCGGACGCAAAGGCATAGACTACAGCACCGCCTACGGCATGATTCACCAACGCTTCAACGTTGCCGCCATCGAAGACCTCCCCGCCGAACAACTGCCCGAAGCCGTCGCCTACGTCCACGCGCTGACCCTGCATACGGGATTGGTCGGCGAAGTCCTCGATGCCGAGCCTGCCCCCGCGCCGTTCGACGACCTCGACGTTGCCCATCTGCTGCTGCACGCGCAGGACATCCGCCTCTTTATCCGCCGCTACCTGCCCGCCTTCGAGAATTTGGGCATCGACAAGAGCGGCGCATTGTGGAGCTACGTCCACGACACCGCGCCCGTCTTCAACCGCGTCCGCGCCGCCGCCCTGCCGCGCCTGAAAGACCAATGGTTGCAACGGCGGATTATGAAAACCGCAGGCGTGTAAGGTTTGAGGCCGTCTGAAAACGGCGGCCTGCCGAAACATTTCACACAATCTTCCCCCCGCATCTGCCGCACAATGGCGGCATGAATACGAAAACACCCCTCGAAATCAAACTTTCCGCCGCGCAGCCCGTCGCTTTGGCCGGCCGCGCGGACGAAGTGCGCACCTTCAAAGGCACCGCCAACAGCGGCAAGCCGTTCGGCTACGGCAGCAGGCAGACCGTCGTCGACCTCGAAGGGCTGCGGCACAAAGCGTCCGTCCCCGTCCTGTTGGAGCATTCGCCCGTCAAGATGGCGGGCGTGTGCCGCCTGTCGGTCACGGCGGACGGCCTGATTGCAGAGGGCAGCCTGCTGTCAAACGAATTTGGCACGCAGATTGCCGAAGCGGCCGACCAAGGTTTCCCTTGGGAGATGTCGGTTTACGCACAGGCGGAATCCTACGAGGAGCTGGCGGCGGGCGCGGTGTTGTCCGTCAACGGAAACGAGGTAACGGGTCCCGCTGTGATTTTGCGCCGCTGCACCATCCGCGAGGTGTCCTTTACCGCCGTCGGCGTCGACAGTGAGACGGAGGCGGTGGTGTTGTCGGACGGCAGCCCCTTGCCGGATATTTTTAAACAACCTGTGGAGTTATCCATGACACCCGAAGAAAAGAAAGCGTTTGACGACCTGCAGGCCGAAAAAGCCGAAGTCGAACAGAAGCTCAAAGCGGCCGAAGCCGAAAACAGGAAAATCCGAGTCAAAGCGAAATTGTCCGCCGCAGGCTTTAAGGAAGGCGAAGACGGCAAGTTTGAAGGTTTATCCGAAGCGACCATGACCGTGTTGCTGTCGGCCGACCCCGAAGCCGCAACCGCGATGATTGCCGACCTGAAACCCAAGGCCGCCGCCGACCTGCCCAAAGTGCTGCTGTCGGACACCCATACGCCCGAACAGGAGGCCGAAGGCAAATTCTCCATCTCTACCGTGAAAGGCAAAAACTATGTCTGATCCGAAAACCACAGCCGAAACCTTGGGCCGCGTCGTCGGCGACTTCCTGAAATGGGAGGCAACGCCGCTGACCCGCGCCAAAGTCGCCGCCGCCAAAGGCACGAAGGCGGGCACGTTTGTCGATTACGCCCCGCGCGCCGGCAAGAAACTGCTGGCACTGACCGACGAGCAGGACGGCATCGTCATCGTACAGCCGCACAACTGCATCATCGACCTGACGCTGGTGGCCGATGCCGCCGTCAAGGCCGCCGCTTCCGCAGGCGGCAACCTCGACGGCCTGAAAGCCGACGGCGACCCCTACGGCATCGTCTACACCGGCACGCCCGCCGCATAACTTCTTAAAAAGGCAGAAACATGATTCTGGACGACAACAGCAAATTCGGCCTGCGTAGCCTGACCCGCGCCATCGGCGCCATTGAGGCCACGCCGACCCAAATCCGCGATTTGGAACTTTTTAAACCCGTCTACCTGTCCGATGCCAAAGTGGATATCGAGCGGCAGGACACCACCCTGAAGCTGGTGCAGGCCAAACCGCGCAACGGCGGCACGCCTGATGCCGTACCGGTGAAAAACCGCAATATCCGCACCTTCCGCATCCCGCACCTGCCCGTGCATGATTCCGTATTGGCGGAAGACGTACAGGGTTTGCGCGCCTTCGGCACGACCGAGGCCGAAACCGTGATGGCGAAGGTGGAGGCCAAGCTGGCCGACGGCAAACAAAACTTGGAATACACCCGCGAACACCTGATGCTGGGCGCGCTGCTGGGCAAAATTCTCGATGCCGACGGCAGCGAAATCTACGATATTTATAAAGAGTTCGGCCTGACCCGCAAGAGCTACGACATGAAGCTCTCTACGGCAACGACCGAGGTCGGCAGGCAAATCGACGAAGCCTTGGCCAAACAGCGTTCCGCCCTGCGCGGTGCGGCGGTAACGGGCTGGGTGGCACTGTGCGGCTTCGGATTTATCGAAGCCCTGAAGTACCACCAATCCGTCAAACCGCTGTACGAACGCTGGCGCGAAGGCGCGGCCTACCGCGAAGCCGACGGCATCAACCCGATAGAGTTCGTCCACAACGGCATCCGCTTCATCCACTACACCGGCAACTTCGGCAAGGCCAAACTCGACGACGACAAAGCCATCCTGCTGCCGACCGGCCCGGGCAGGCTGTACGAGGAGTATTTCGCCCCGGCGAACTACACCGAAACCGTCAATACCGTCGCCCTGCCGTATTACGCCAAACGCGAGCCGATGAAGTTCGGCAAAGGCTACGACTTGGAAATGCAGTCCAACCCGCTGCCCCTGGTATTGCGCCCGGATTTAGTGGCCACTTTGACCGCCTAACCCTTCGGACGGCCTTTAAGGCCGTCTGAAAACAGGAAGAACCATGCTGATTACCCGCGAGGACATGATAACGCGCTTCGGCGAGGCCGAACTGGCGCAACGCACCGGCCGCGACGGCTACGACAGCATAGACTACACCGTGCTGGACACCGCCATTGCCGACGCCGAAGCCGAGGCGGGCGCGTATCTGAAGGCGGCGAACCTGTCCTTCGATGCCGTACCGCACGTCCTGAAGCTGAAAGTGTGCGACATCGCACGCTACTACCTCTACGATGACGGCTACAACCAGGCTGTGGACGAACGCTACCGGGCGGCGGTGGCGTGGTTTAAAACCGTGGTTAAAAACCCGAATATGCTCGATGGGGCGCGCTCGGGCGAAAACGGGCGCAAGCCGTCCGTCTACGCCGTCCTGCCCAACCAAGAGCCTGACTTGAGGGAATGGCTGTGAGGATCCTCGTCCGCCACGACCTGTCCCGCCTGTCCGCACGCCTGGGCAGACTGGCCGGCACTTTGTCCGACGGCTTGGCCGACCCGTTGCGCGCCATCGGCGGCATCGTCGAATCATCAACCCGCCACCGCATCGCCGAAGAGAAGGCCGCCCCCGACGGCGTGAAGTGGGCGGACGTTTCGGTGCAGACGAAGCAACGCAAAAACGGGCGCGGCGGCATCTTGGTAGACCACGGCCACCTGCTGGCCGGTATCACGCACGAGGCATCCGCCGACAGCGTCATCATCGGCTCGGGCATGAATTACGCCGCCTATTTGCAGGAAGGCACGGCGCACATGCCCGCCCGACCATTCCTCGGTTTGTCCGATAAGGACTACCGCGACATCGACCACCTGCTGGAGGACTGGCTCAACGGCCTGATCGCACCATGACGAGACTCAAACAGCACGACAACCCATTAGCGGTTTACCCGCTGATACTCGAACGCCTGAAAACCGTCCCCGGCGTGAAAGCCGTGAAGGAAGTCGGCGAGTTGGCCGAACTGCTTTCCACCGCCTCCGCCCGCCGCAAGGCCGCCCCCTTGGACGGCGCGGTGTATGTGGCCTACGGCGGCAGCAGGCCGGAAGGCAGCGCGGGCAACGGGCGCAAGACGACCGAACGGCTGTACTTTACCTTCGTGTTGGCCAAAAGCTACGCCGGCGCGCGGGGCGGCCTGTACGAAGTCGGCGCGGTACTGGCCGCCATCCAGCACAGCTTCGGCGGCTGGGATGCGGGAGCGGAATACACCGCAGGCCCGTTCGTCCGCACCGCAGGCCCCGCCATCGAATACAACGACGGCTACGCCTTTTACCCCATCTCATTTACCACCACCGTCATCATCCAACCCTAGGAGGAAACCATGACACGACAAGCAGACGACGGCCTGATTTTTGCCGGCGACGTGCACATCCGCAATCGCCGTACCGAAGGCGGCTTCTACGATATCGGCAACACCACCTCCCTGTCGTTAAAGACCGACAGCGAGAATAAACAGCGCATCAGCCGCCGCAAGGCAAGCTGGGGACAGCCCCTGGACAGCATCAGCCTGAAAAAGCCGACCGAGTTGAAGCTCAAACTCGACACATTCGACAAAACCAACCTCGCCATGGCCTTGCACGGCAAGGAGTCGGTCATCGAAGCGCAAATCCGCACCGTTACCGACGAAGAAATCACCGTCGGCGTCAAAGGCAACGGCTACCCGCTCTCCATCGACAACCTCGACCCTGCAACCGTCAGCGTCAAAAACGCCGCCGGCCAGGCCGTGAAGGCGGAACACCTGTCCGTCAACGCGGTTTTAGGCCTGATTACCGTCCTGCCGGAATGCGACAACGTCAATGCGGGCGAGAAAATCAAGGTAACGGCCAAAACCCTGAAAAAGGGCGGCTTCAAAATCGATGCCGACGCCGTGCCGGACTACGACCTCGAAATCATGCTCGACGGCGAAAACCGCGTGACGGGCGAGGCGGTCAAACTCCATATCCCCTCCGCCGTCGTTGCCGCCGACAGCGAACTGGACTGGTTTAAAGACGACTTCAACGAAGTTTCCTTCACCGGCAACCCCGTACTGGTGGCGGGCTACGAATCGTCCTACAGCGTGAAGGTGTTTGACCGATAGCAACCGCAATCAGGCCGTCTGAAAAGGAAAGGTATTGTTTTAAAAATATTGTTTTGAAAGGATAGAAAATATGAATTGCAAATGCGGCGACAACTGCACCTGCGATCCGTGCACCTGTGTTCAGGAAGGAACTTTAGACCCCGTAACGGTAACCGCTCCCCGCAGGGGAGGCGGCGGCATATCCGGACTGTTCGGATGGGGTGGTCCGTTGGCATCCGACGACGGACCAGGTGTGCCGTACGAATATCCGCCGCACGGCGGCAGGGGGGAAAAGGACGATGAAAACTGCCGTGCGGCACATCCTTCCGATGAGCGGGCAAAGAAGAAAATTAATCATGCACTGACATTCTCCGGCGGCATCATCCCCGGCTTTACCGATGTGCAGACCCGCGCTTATGCGGCCAATGTGGCGGATTCTGAAACAGGGGGAAAATTCAACTTGGACGAGGAAAACGGCAATGGTTTTATCGGGCTGTACCAGTTCGGTGCATCGTCACTGACCGAGGCAGGACTGATTCGGCGGGCCAATTTCGATGCGGCCGTCAAAAAGTACGGGAAAGGCTTTGCCGACGGCAGCAAGGCCAAGGAACACAAAGCCTTTATACAAGATAAGGCCAATTGGACCACGGGCGGCGGGAAAGAGGGGTTTTTAAGGGATCGGAAACAGCAGGATGAAGCCCTAGTTAAGTACTCTGCCAAAAACCTGTCTTACGCGAGCAAGGAAGCCAAAGCCGTTTTGGCCAAAAGCGCGTCCAAAACGGGGCGGCGTATCTAAAAATGGCACACCTGAAAGGTCCGGCGTTGGCATCGAGGGGGATTGTCAACCCGAAGGTGGACGGAACGGATAAAAACAAAACAAGCATGCAGAAATACGGCAAAGGTGTGGAAAACGATTTGGACGCTTACGCAAAAATCGTTGAAAAAGCCAAGAAATGTCCGAAACAGCGTTGACGGCATTGTCTCACAGCCGCAAGGCCGATAAGATTGCCCTTGTTACACAACAACAGGGGCAACCGCAATGAAATTTCTTGTTTTTACCTTTGTCGCCATGGCCTGCATGGCATCGGCACGGGCCGATTTCCCGCCCGGGGCGTTGGAGGACTGCGAAGATTTGGAGCCGGGATGGTATCTATACGAATGCGCCTTTAAGCTGCATAAAAAGACCGAAGCCGAATTTGACCGGGCATACAAAAAGGTCTTGTCCCGCACCTATGAAGAAAAGAAACTGATCCGTGCCCAAAAGCAGTGGGAAAGGCTGGTTGAACTTGAATGCCGCGAACCTGCGGACAACCGTTCCGCCTATGCGGCTGCAGCCTACCAACTTTGCCACGTCAGGAAAATGAAAATCCGCGCAGCGGAGCTGCCGGATATCTATATTTTCTGACCCCTCCGCAGTCTTTTTTTCCCGTGCGGCAAGGTGCGGGCGGCGGGAAAAGAGACTGCTTGCAGGCGCCCTCGGATACAACGATTTGTGTGTTTGCTGGGCGGTTTGTTTTTTTTTTCTTGTATGAGGTG